GCCCGCACCCTCATCCCCTGGAATAACACCCGCCGCAATGCCAGCTAAACCCGCCAATGGTTCCGCTACTGCGCCGCTAGCGATTGCCAATGCTGGCTCAATAATACCCGCCCCTGGAAAGCTGTCAGCCGCTTGTGGTGCTGTTATTGGTTCAGGTTGTGGTTGCTGTAAAGCAATCAACTGATTAAGCGCCTTTTCTTCAAGCGCTATATCGCCAGACTCACGCGCTAACATCGCTAGCTCTTTGAGTTCTTCCGCTGTTATTGCCATTATAAGCCCGCCTTTCGTCGCAGTTCGTCAAGCCTACTTTGAGGGGTTTCCACTGGCGCTGATTGATCCCCGTCAACGATAGCCAACTTAGCCCTGACAATCGCGTCAATGTTTTGTATTTTGCTTAATCTAGCCTCGGCCGTGTCTTTACGCGTGGGAACCATATCCATTAACAGTTTTTGGTCACTATCTGAAAACGAACCCTCACCTGCACCTCTAAATAACTGCTTCAATACGGGCGCCATAGCTGCAACGGCACCATCCGCAATTTGTTGATTAGTTGTAAGAGCAGGTAGCCAACCTGCCGCCGGTCCTGTTGTAGTGCCGCCTAACGCTTCTGTTAACCCAGCCATCGCAGCATCGTAAACCTGTAACGCCTGCCGATTGCTTTTCCGCTCACCCATAGCATCAACATCAGATTTAGCTTGAGCCGCCGCAAAAGTTACAGCCTGCTTAACTTCCGGCTGTAATTTTAATTGGGCTGATAACTTGCCCGTTTCTTTGGCCGCTGCTTTTTCGCCCTCAATAATCGCTTGTGATTCAGCAATCACTCCCGCCTGACCTGTTCTGGCTATGCGTTCAGCCGCCGATTCACCGGCCTTTGCTTTAGTACCTAGCGCAACCTTAGCGGGCTCACTAATCTCAGGATCGTCGCTTTTAGACATTTCAATTAGTGCTTCAATCTCTTGGACCTTAGCAGGGGCTTTACCTTTAACACCTATCCACCCTCGACCTTTCGCATAATCAACGGCACCTTTGACTGTATTTATTAGTGAGGTTATGGCGTTTGAATCGTTACTTTTAAACACCTCAATAGCGTTTAGGGTGTCGGATAACTCATCATCTGTTTGGCCCGCTGCTCTCTCACGATCAACATAAGATTCTAAATTTTTCACCACCTCCCCGTAATTACCCGCCTTAATATTGCGTTCGTTTATCAGGTAGTTGCGGGCAATATTGATTGTGTCTCGTTGCTTTGTATCTTCTACTCTCTGCGCCTCAGCTTCGGCTAACTTGATGTTATTTAATGCCGCTTCGGTTTCAGCAATCTGCTGCCGAACGGGTGCCATAGCCGCCTCATTCCGCATATTCTGAAAGATGCCTTGTGCTTGTGCCCCCCTGGCCAAACGAGCGCCAACATCAGGGATCTGTGGAATAGTTCCGCGAAAAACAATACTAGGGTCTAAAGCCATTTAAGCCACCTTTTGAGGTCTGTATTTTTCACTGACATATAACAAGCCGTCCTCACCCTCTTTAACATGGTCAGGATCAACGCGATGTATATCTTGAGCCATCTTGCCGCGATATCTAGCATCGCCATTCTTATAGTTATATTCGTAAACCATCACGCCATCAGTATCACGACCAATGGCAACAATATTTTCCTTGGCTCGGATATCAGACAAAGCGCCAATCAAAGCACCACCGCCCGCCCCAATATCTTCACCAAATAAACCCATGCTACCACCTAAAGCGCCCATACCCGCGCCACCTGCTAACCCCAATAATCCTTGCGTGGTACCCGCTGAAATATTTGCCCGCTGTATCGCTGTGGCAGCCTGCACGTTACCCATACCCGTTAGCAAATTACCAACATTGGCCGCTGTACCTTGAATAGCCGAACCTGCACCGGTTGACACATTAGCGCCTAGCTGTCCGATGTTGAGCAATTGCCCAAAGCGTTGAGCCTGAATACCTAGATTTTCAGCCCGTAGCGCTTGCTGAATTTTAGCTTCGTTAAGCTGGTTAGCGATATCTTGCTGCCTGAACTCTTGCCCTAATCGTAAAAGATTACGGTTTAAAGCCTCTGCCGTTCGACCTGAACCCACCATACCGCGAGCCGCCGCCGAACTCATAAGGCGTTCTTCTTGCTGCGCCGCTAGTGCTTGAAAGAATGGGTCTTGTGTTACCCTTTCAGCGCCGCGCTCAAATGCAAAGTCCTCTGGGACCATCGATAAGCCCGCCGCCGCATCGGTAGCCGCTGGCAAGCCTCTTTGGGTACCCCTAACGCGAGCACTAAAACCACCGCTAGGCGCACCACCTAAAACAGCGCCAAGTAAGCCGCCTATAGCTTGTTGGCCTGCTTGCACAAACGGCTGCTGAATACCTAAGATGCGTTCCAGCGCTGCCTCTTGCTGGCCTATAGCCTGTTCGCCCATCGCTTGCTGTTGGCGTCCGGCTTCCCGCGCTGCTTCGCGTTGGCCTTTCGCGCCCGTTATTTCCCTAATTTTCCCCATGGCTTTCTCTCTCCAAACCCATGTAAACTTGGTCTAATAATACACCATATTTTTTTAGGCTGCGCGTGTTGATACCTTCTAACTTGAAGCCATGCGCTTGCACAAACTCGATAACATCCAAATAAATAGCCGGAATCTGAACTACAATTTTTTCCGCTGGAGTGTTTTGCCATGCCCAGTTAAGAGCAAGCTTAAATAAGGGGTGCGCGTGTTTGCGGTAAGGCTTTAGGATTTGAATATGACCTTCCCAACACACTGGATTATGTGGATGCGTATTGAGTACACCGGCAAGCTCATCATCAACATAAGCGGCGAGCCATCGATCACTGTCGCTTATAATTGGCTGCCAATCGTGACGGCTGATAACGCCATCGGATGATATACGAGAATAGATTTCCTGATCGCACATCACCCGCCTGATTAGTTCAGGGTTAAACGTTTCTTCAATTCTAATTTTCGGTTGTTCCGCTTGCATCAAAGTTTACCACCGCTGCCTATGTAATTATGTGATTAAAGCCCCGCTACAATTTACATTAATATCAGCACCTACATCTTGCTTGGCGGCGACCGACATGCCGGAGGTTATGATTTCCCCTTGGATCTCAATGCAATTCCAAGTTGTACCCGCTGGGATAGATTTTACCACCAGCGTGTTGCCAGTGTCCGCCGTTCCTGAAGCCTCAACCACATAAACCGTCACTGTGCGCAATGAAGAGCCTGAATTATAAAAACTCAACTTTCTTATTACTGCCTCCGCACTTGTACCGATAGAATCTACAACGTTGACCGCAGATGTGCTTAGCTGGGTGTTATGTTTAAAGTTGGTTGGCGTTCTGGCCATAATTTACCCTCTGTTCACTTAACCAATAGATATCGTTACGGCACATCGCTAACAATATCAGCTGATGTCATATTGTACATTTGAAAAGTACAGTTTGCATTAGTGCCACTATCCTGCAAATTAGGGTATGTGTCACCATCCCCCAAGCGCCACCAATGCCGAGGACCTGTGCTTAACGTGCTTAAATCAAAAGGTGCGCCCGCATTGTATATGTTGGATGCGTTAGAACTTGCATCACTATCCCATACCGCGAGCTCATCCACTTTACAAGAAGCCCGCATGTATGCCGCTGAATTGTAGCGCCCCACTCGTAGATTCTGACCGGATAATGCTGTGGTATTACCATAATTTGCATGGCTGTTGGTTGTAGTTTGCTGCACACCATCAATAAATATTTTAAATCTGGAATAATACTGGCTTATAGACCCGCTAGATGAGCCAGTTGTCCCGCCGTCATAACTAATAATAAAATGCTGCCATCCGTCTGCCGCCCCAACGCTTCCAACAGGGGTTTGCAATAACAGGTAGTTATTGTCGCTACCGTACCTGAAAATTATCCGCCTCCTTGCTGAGTTGTTGCCTATATACTTAACAACAATATGATTGCCGTTTGCAACATCATTAGATCCAAAATAAAAAATCGTCTGATTTTGGTTGGTACTAGTTCCTGCTTTAAACCAAAAGGCTATTGTCCAAGCATCCCCGGATCCAGACCCGTTTCCAGTTCTACCCAAAGTAGCATCCAATAGGGCAGCATTAGCGCCCAAATAATCATTAGTATTAAATTGTATCGATTTAGTATTGGCAAAAGGTGGAGTGTCAACCGTTAACACAATGGTTTCAGAGTCTTCACCGTTGTAATTGATCGACTTTACTGGAATATTGTAGCTACCAGCTGGCAAAGAACTCCCCCCGATAATCTTCCTGATGTTTCCGTCCACTGTTGCCACTCCTGGTACGCTGGACAAATCCCACTCATACCCGACGCCATAATCCGCTGTTAGCTCATAATTTAGGGTCTGACCCTCCACCAAGTTTATAGTTAAGCTAGACGTAATATTCGGAATTTCTGTACCCGGCGTTCCTGATATAGAAAATAAGGCATTAAGGGCATCGCAAACCTCGGCCGCATCGACACCATAAGGATTATCGTTTTCATCCACAAAGTCACTAAAGGAAAGCCCGCTAACAATTTCTATATCTTTGGATAAATCCCGAACGTTGCAGAAGCCATTGGTAACTGTAGCCTGTAAGCTATTCAAGAATTGCACGCCATTAGCGTCTTCAATGAATATCGCGTTTGCCGAAGCGTCTTTGTAGATTTTAATTGTCAACTTTTCACCCTTACTGACACATATACCCCCGCGTTTACAATGGTCCCGGGTGTCGACAACCTAACTTGCAACTTCCCGGGGTTTTGTTGTGTGTTTGAGTCACCCATATAAATGGGGAAACTGGTCACCCTCTGATAAGGAATACCACTACCGCTATCTAACCGTTCTGCCCAGAATTGTAACGGATATTGCCCTGCCCCAGTGCCAAGTAGGTAACGCGCCTCCAGTAAGCTGTTGTTAGTGTTAGGCGTCACAGTAAAGTCGTTACGCACAATAATCTCACTCCCAAGCGGTAACTCTGTAAAATCCAAATAACCAGTACTAGTATCTAAAACGTCATTGACATTTTTAGGCCGGAACATCTTGTTAGTGAAGGCCCCTAGACCATTGTTAGGTAAATCTATCCAAGTGTTGGCGACTAAGCTGGTTGTCCCGGAACTGTCGTTATAGTCGAAAAAACCAAAAACATCCCCATATATTTGGTCGAAGCCCGCTGCTTGTGGTAAACATTGAGCAACATCACATTCTAATTCACTAAGTCGTTCTAAAACATCGGACAATTGCCCATCATCGCGTACGGACAAATCACCAATGTGTTCTAAAGCATCGGCTAGTGACGACCCATCGTCTTGAAATAACCCGCTAACCAACTCGCCAGGGTCAAATGTTTGGATTCCGGGCTCGTATAATTCCCCTATTTGCGTTTCCGCTATAAGATCGTTACCGCCTCCCGTTCGCATAGTAATATCATGCGCCCAACGGATGAAATATTCAAAAAAACCGCGTGTTTCAGGATCTTGCTGTAACTGCTTAGGGATGTTGAGTAGAAACGGGTCAACCTTAGTAACCATTACCAGCCACCCGCTTTGATATCAATTGCAGCACTGTGGACCGACACAAAAACCGGCGCGACAACTTTAAACCTGACCATGATTTCATAAGCGCTAGCCATGTTATGCCATTCAACTTTTATGCGGCCCTCACCCATGCGTCCAATATCAACCCATGATTCGTTAGTCCAACTCTTGCCGCCATCGTAAGAAGCTTCAAAAATCACCACTGGATCAACACCGGCACCGCTAATAGTACCTACTCCCACCTCCATGATTAACTGAAAGCGTGACATCATTAAACGAGCGCCGCCAGGGTCCACTATGGGCGAAGCCACGCGAGCCTTAACCATTTGCTCGCCGTTGCTCGTAAACGTGTCGATGTCCATTTCTCGCACGCTACCGCCGAACTCTAGTAAGCGCTTACCGTAACACTCAACGTAATCAGTTGCGCCGTAATTAGCATAAGGCAAATCAATACCCGTTGATAACTCAAACCAAGCATTACCCGCCTCGCTATATACCCACGTTTGGCCCGCAGTTGGAAAGTTAAGAACGTAAAAATATTGGCCCTCAAGATTAAGCGTAAAGCCTCTGGCATCGCTGGAGTCATCTAAGTTTTCAAACACACTAGCGATAGCGTTAGGCGTTACCCGTTCAGCCTGATAAGCACTCACTCTATACACTGACTTATCAAAGCCAAGGAAATACATAAATTCAGCGCTGGCCGCTACGGAATAAACAGCACCAAGAGCGATATTCATTGTGCCGCCCTGGATTCGATCAAACGGGGGGAACTCGCCGCCCGAGTTATACCAAGTCTCTGTATTATTCCTATCACCGAACAGGTATAAACGCTCGTTAAACGTGAAAACCCTAACGGTATCATCTGGCGCACTTTCAGCTGTGGCAAAGTTTAGCGCGTCGATGCTATCAGGGTCGCCAACATCACTAACCTGAAACTGACCACCCGCTGAATCGTTAATCATTTGTTGGTTCAGGTATGCCACCGAATTCCCTGACACTAAATCGCTGTCAGTAATAACCGCCAGCGTGGAACCGTTATAAATATAATCGTTAACGCCGGTAGCAATACGCATTGAATTACCATCATTAGCAAACACACAAGGCGCTGAACCTGAAAGCGTGCCTATCGATGTTTGTGCGCCGTTAGCGTCAATCTTATAAAGTGTCGAGCCTGTAACCTTATAAAGCTCATTCTTAAAAACGTGCATACCCCTAGCGGTGCCGCTACCCGCTGACCAATCTTTGTCACCTGGCCAACACGTTAAAGCTTTTTGGCTTCTACCGCTGGGGGTGAACTCAGGTATTAGGTTAACGGTGCTTTGAGAGCTTAACGACCTTGATCGGTGTTTATATGAAGCGCCAACAACATCAGCAGGAACTGTGCGAAAGGTCAAGGTGTTGGCCCCTCTATACGCATCTTAGGTGCTGGCCCGTAGCGCCCACGCTTGTATTGCTTGTTGGCACCGCGTATAGCCGCTTGAAATTTGTTTTCGTGGTACTCTGCTAAATCATTTTGCATAGTCCACTGATAAAGATTAGACAAAGCACCATGAAGATATATTTTAGGGTGATTCGTCAAAATAACGTTAGTTGTATTCGCATCACTTAGCGCTGTTGGCTTAGCATAGTATTGCATTTCTATTGTGTAGGCGCTGTCGGGGGTGCGGTCAAACTCGATTTGATCCGTTACCGTAAAAAACTTAGGTATACCGCTAGTGCCTGCAATCGGTAACTGTTCAGGCGTTAAAAAATAAACGTCACAATCACCGCCTGACAAATTAACTTTCAGCCGCCGCATTTCCAGATAACCATCTGGCAAAGCTAAAAACCGGCTAGCAGTGTCAGCCGTTGCTGTTGAGCGTGCTTCCATTTGACGCAATTCTAAAGGCATCAAAGGGCTGGAAAACATCGACTCTTCTGCTAAATCAATAAATTGGTCTAAACGATCCGGTGTCATATCGTTACGATGTGACCAGTCGACAATAGCGGCCTTTAAATTATCGTAGCTATCAATAGACATTAAATGAACCTACCCGTTCTAGTGCGTAGATAAGCGTACTCTGGAGAGTGCAAGCGCTTCATTAACCAGCCTCTATTCTCCATCGAAAGCGGGTCGCTGCCTAGTTCTTTTCGCCATTCTTCAATCACGTTTATTGGCACGGATGCGATTTTCTGCAATCCATCGTTATTGCGTGCATTCTGGTTGTCGCGCTCAGTTGCGTTTTGTTTGAGATAGGGGTTGACATCTTGGGTGCTTCTTAAAACCGTTCTATCTTCCATCTCATCGTAATGAAAAGTTGTAAGTACATCGCCGTTTACATCAAAAAGCCGACCTTTCACGTTAACCCCTATTTTTTAGCGTCGAATGACTAGAGTGATATTACATTTCGCAGTGCCAGTTGATCCGCCATCGGTTTCAATTTCGATAGCATCCCCTGGCGCTACTGTTCGCGCACCCGTTGGATAGCTGACAAAGGTACTGCCCGCCGCTGATCCCGATTGCGCCACTGTAACGGCACCATTAGTCATAGCAGTACCACCAATTTTAGGCGTCAGCATTGCATCTGCTGTAGATAAAGCCGCATCAATCGCCGCCCTGATTTCCACAACATCACCGGCAAAGCCCGTTGGTACTGGAATATAGATTTGGTCGGCGGTGCTTACGTCAACAATCGCACCCGTTAACACCACCTCAATTAAATTGTGTGTAGCCATGTTTTAAGCTCCAAAAAGTTAGGGGCCGAAGCCCCACTATTATTCGGTGTTGTACCTAGTTTACCACCTACTAGCTAGTCGTTAAATCCGCAATCATTCCGCTAGCCGCTTCATTCTTGGCACATAAAGCGTATTCGACTAGGATTTGCTCGCGCGCAGTATCGCCAGTTTTAGCTAGTTCTGCTTTCTGGAATGGGCGCAACATAGCGAGTTCCCATTTATCCATTTCAAGCACTAACGCATCACGCGCACGCTGGAAGCGGTTTGGCACTACAATCAAGTCTTGGAAGTCACCAACATAGATATCGATGGCGTTCACAAGCTTCTTGTCATCGCTGTTAATCTGGCGAGTTGCACCACCGGAAAAACCGCTTAGCGCTTGCTTGTTGAAAGAACCAAGCATAATAGTGTCAGGCTCACCACCTTGATCCCAACATGCTGCTAGAACGGTCTTAAGCTGCGCTTCTGTGAAGGCGCGTTGTGTGCCATCGGTGCGGGCGTCTGAACCATCCCCTGTAGGGCTTGCACCATCACCGGCTAAATCGTCATTGGTAGCAATCCACGAACCGATGCCGCCAGTTTCACGAGCGGTTGAATCGTTACCCGCTACTTGCGCATTGTTAGCAAGCAAAGAGCTTTCAACATCACGCTTCAATTCTTCGGCCCGCTTCATAACTTGATAGGCCATTTCATCGCTACGGCCGGCGGAAATAACGGCGCGTTGAGTACCAGTTACACGCGCAACCTTGTCACTGATTTGCGTATAGTTGAAAAGGCGCGTGGTGGCGGTTGAGGCGTCTGTGGTGGCGTCATCACCCTCAATCACTGCGTTGGTTGCGCTAGCCGCTGCTAATGCGTCAGTTTGCCATTCTACTTTAGTAGATGTAGCAGATGTTTGGGCAATCCCTGACATAAAAGGGGTCGCCGTTGGGGATATCATAGTAATGATGTCTGATAAATCTTCGCGGTTGCCTACCGCATCATATGAGCTAAAAGTATCGGTTGGTTGAGCCATTTTGATTCACCTATTTGTATAAAAGTTTTAGCGCTGTCAGCGCGTCTTGTTTGCTTCCAGATTTGCGTAACCTGGCTTTGGCTTCGTCCATTTCACTGGGTCGGCCTTTTGATTTACCTTTAACCGCGCGAACGGTTTTAGGCGCTTTAGCGACTTTTTTCTTAACTGTCGGCTTTTTCGATTGAAGCTCATCATACTTTGCGGCCTTGTTTGCTAGGATATATAAACGATGGTCTAACATGCTTTCGCTTGCTAAATCATCCGCTGTAAATCCAATATCACCCAAAGCTTTCAGTGATAAGCCGTATTCCTTTTCTTGCACTGTAGGATCAGACCAAGCAGGCATCGAATCTAACAGCTTTTGACTTTCTGCTGCCATCTTATCCTGTTTGCGCTTTTCCTTTACCGATTTAGCCTCATTTAGCTTGGTCCGTTTCGCTTCAATGGCCCGCTGCTTGCGCAAATACTCAGAGGGATCATGTTCGGCTAGTTCTTCCCAATCTATTTCGGCTTCCTCGTTACCGAGCAACGCATCAAGCGCTGAAATTTTGTCATTAAACTGCGACTCCATTTCATTAATCTTGCTTAACTTAGCTTCTAGGGCTTTTCGCTCATCCGCTAAAGCTTGCGTTTTTCGGGTGTAGTCGGATTGCATTAAGCCGTTATTTTTCCACTCTTTAAGCTGATTAAGGCTGACTTCTTCACCATCCAACTCGTAAAAAAGCTCCTCTTCATCTTCTTCGTGTACTTCTTCGGCTTCTTCTTCCAACTCTTCGACAACTTCATATTCTTCATCGTCGGCACTATCATCAACATTGACGCCGGTTGGCGCTGGCTCAGGCTCCGCGCCAATGTTTTTGATTCTTTCTAAAATCTCTTGCTGGCTAGGTTCTTGACCAAGATTATCTAGCATATTTTAAAACCTTCTTAGTTTTTTGCAGTAGGGTTTCTTCTGCGATTTTCCCTGACTGCATAACTTTAACCATGTAGTTTTCAATATAGTCCACTACCTGGAGTTTTCGCCAAATTTCGTCACGCTCTGCGCTGTCCTTAAATTTGGTCTTTTGGAATTCCTCGAATAGCTTAGCCCTTAGCATAACATAGGCTTCTTTGTACACACAATTATCTAGCACTTCTCGCGCATACCGGCCACGCTCCGCTTCTCTTTCGTCGTTTGTCATACTCTAGCCCCTGGCACATCTTGATTGTATTTCAATTCAAGCTCGGTATATTTCGCCTCAAGCTCTGCTATCTTAGCCGCCTGATCCGCTGCTAACTTCTCGTTAAACTGGCGTTGATCTTCCATTATCTTAGCAATTTCAGTTTCCTGCTTAGCCTCTGCTTCAATTAATTTAGCCTCTGCCCGCATTTGTTCAGGTGCTAGAAATGGATTAGCCGCCTGCTGTAACGCCTGTTGCATTTGCATGTTCTGTAATTGTAGCTGCTCAACCTGGGCTTGTAACACTTGCGCCGGCACCTCTGGATTATTGATAAAATCATTAATTCGACCAACGCCC